TGATCTAACCATCAAGCCGCAGCGGGGGCATGTGGCGCTGTTTCCGTCCAACTTCATGTTCCGGCATCGCGTCACCCCAGTCGAGGCTGGGACCAGGTACACTTGCGTCACTTGGTTCAAGTAGCCGCAAGGAAGCATCATGTTCAGACATAAAAACATAAAAGGAGTCGCCTGAATGTTTAGACACCACCCAGACGGCTGGATCATGATCGGGGCGCTGACCTATCCATTAACCGAATTTTTGCAGGATGAACCAGCCTATAGTTTGCCGCTTGAGCCTCCCGGAATCATTGGACGAGAGTATATTCCCGGAAAGCGGCACTCGCTCTTTACAAGCAATACACAGCTTGGAGGTGAGATGCCGTGGCATGATGGCGATATGTACATTGCGAACGAAGCTAAGTATTTTTCAAAGTACACTCAAAAGCGTAAGGCGGAAAATGATAAAAAGACGGCTGAATATTTTAAAAACGAAGAAGAGGCACCAAACGCACTAAAATTTTTATCAGCGGTGAGATTGACCGTGTTTGCAAATAATCTCACGCGGATCAACACTGCGTGGAAGCTGCAACCCATGTGGTATCCAGCAGTCAAGGACCAGGACTGGAAGCTAGTGGAAGAGCTGACGAAGGCGGCGCTGGCTGCAAATGACATTACGCAGGCGGAGTACGACGGGATCAAGGCTGCGGCCGCAGCGCACCATATTCCGGTGACGCTCTAATAGAGTAACATTTTCAACGGAATAAAACACGGGCAAAAACATAATTATAGCTGCATGTGCGTTCTTCTTTATAGGATGCGCTGGATTACAAATAGCGCCCCCAGATGCAAAGCAATATCCAGGTGCGCCGATCCACAACACCATTACACCATTTGCTTCTCCAGCACCAAATGAAACAAGCCTCCTCTTTTTCTCAATTACAGTCAGGCCCACAGATCCTATAAAATTATATTCGTATTCGTTTTCGCCACTCGCATTGTTTAGCTGCCCACTCATCGGGTGCATCCACGAGTATACCGGAATTAAAATTGGCAGCAGCATCATGGACCCAGCACAAGTTATACTCAATAATTTTGGTGAATGGAAAAAGCTTTATGGTGGAAAGCACAACGAATAGGTGTGTGGTTTAAGGAAATAGGACAGCCAGCGGAAGGATTGCACGTAACCTGCAGGGACCTGCCGTACACAATATGGTTAGCTGCTAAATATGCAACACGAATGGCGTCTTTCAATACTGCGATCCTAACCGTCCTCAAGCACGAAGGTGGCTACGTCTGTGATCCTGCGGATCCAGGCGGCGCCACTAATTTTGGTATCTCCCAACGGGCCTATCCGCACCTCGAGGTTAAATCCCTCACAAGCGTCCAAGCAAAAGCAATTTATGAACGCGATTATTGGCATCCACGCTGGAATGATATTCCTGATCAGGACCTTGCGACGTTCCTCTTGGATATGGCCGTCAACATGGGGCAGGTTCCTGCCATAAAATTACTCCAAGAAGCAATAAATAGGGCAGGGGGACGCTGCACTGTGGACGGCGTATATGGCAACCAAACGTTTGCTAGCCTCGTAGCAGTTGGATGTGACCTCATCCTTGCAGAAATGAAATTAGGAGCATGCCGGCGGTATATGGCGATTGTAGATAAAACGCCCACATCGCTCAAATTCCTCCGCGGGTGGCTGAAGAGGGTCCTCGGATAAGAGAACACACATGGCAGCAGAATTCTTTACCCCAAATATGGCTATGGATGTTATCATAATGCTGGTTGGCTTAATTGTTTCTACCGCAGTAGGAGCCATATCGTGGTGGATCAAACGGGCTGTAGATTCTATTACATCAATCAAAACAACACTCCAAGGAATTGCCATTACCCTCACAGAAACGACAGGCAGCCTTAAACAACACGAACAATGGCAAAACATGCATAGCCAAAACGATGACGATAAATTTAATAGTATTATTGGTTTATTAGAGCGGATTGAAAATACACAGGAACGGCACCTTGATCATCATGCCAGCACATTAAATGGAACTGATAATTAAGGAGGATCCTATGAAATTTGATGCGAATATTGCAACCAACGTCTTCGGGTCCATCGCAGCATTTTGCACAGCCGGTGTCGCGTATATCAAATCAGGCGGAAATACGCACGATCCCGCGTTCTGGTTCGGAGTTATTGGAGCCGGCGCAATGGGCGCGTGGGCGTGGTATACTAACAAAGTAAACGCTGAAAAAGCCAGTCTAGAAGAAAAGAAGCCTGGATAACATGGGAATCACTAGCGCCATCGCAGCGGTATTTACATTTTTCTCAAAACTCCTTTACTATTTTTCTGGCGATAAATCCAGAGAAACCATATCGTTCGAACAAGAAGTCGCAAACGCAGAACGGGAGGCGCTGGAGGCCCATGAGGAGGCTACACAGGGCAAACCAGGAGGACTTGAGCGGGCCCAAGAAGCACGGGCCAAGTTAAAAGCCCTGCGGCAAAAAGCCAGCGTCCTCGGGCTCCTCCTCTGTATGGCTGGAATGGTGGGAAGCTGCACGACACCTCCACCAATTGTACCATTTTCTGGCGAATGCGAGCGGGCCGTGGCCACGGAAACCAATTTGCCAACATTCCAAGCCATCGCACTAACTTCTAAGCCTGGTGACGTCCTCATTTCAGGAACGTGTTACCGCGAATTCCTCCAGATCCAAGCTAACCTTGCGCGGTACCTAGCCGGCCACAAATAAGGATTTGTATGGCGTTCCCAACGAACCGCACAACCTTTATAGATTATATGAAACGCAAACTCGGGCATCCCGTTGTGGAAATCAACGTGGATAACGAGCAAGTGGAAGATGCAGTTGATGACGCCCTCCTCATGTACCGCGATTACCATTTCGATGGGATAGAACGCGTCTTCCTTAAACACACCCTGACAGCGGAAGACATTACCAACAAATATTTGACGCTCGATAACACCATTACCGGCGTAGTCAGTATTTTTGACGTAGGCCTGAGCCAGAATATCAATAACCTCTTTAATCTACGATACCAACTCCGCATGAATGACCTATTTGATTTTTCCAATCAGTCCTATGTCTCTTATGTCATGGCCATGCGGCATGTTGAAACCCTACAAGAAAACTTTGTCGGGAAAAAACCCATCCGCTGGAACCGCATGACGCACCAACTCCACATAGACCTCGATTGGAAACAAGACGTACTTGCTGGTGATATCATCATCATTGATTGCTATAAAATCGTTAATCCAAACACCTACACAGATATTTGGAACGATCCCTGGCTCAAAAAATATGCTACCTCCCTCCTCAAAAAGCAATGGGGCAGCAACATCAAAAAATTCGGCAACGTTCCTATGTTGGGTGGATTAACGTTTAATGGAAAAGAAATTTATGATGAAGCAGAGAAGGAAATCAAAGATGCCGAAGATGAATTGAAAGCCGCATGGACCCTTCCAACCTTTGATATGGTAGGTAGTTTCTTATTGTGTGTCTTAACATATTATGCTGGCCTTTAAAACTGAGACTACCATTATCCAGCCCAATCAATCTTCCTAACCTGCCATAAATAGTAGGTATGGCTACTAACACCTATTTTAACAATTATACCTACGGCCGCCACCAGTCCCTCCAAGATGACCTCCTCATTGAGGCCATTAAACAATTTGGTATTGACTTGAAATACATGCCACGGACCGTATTCAATCAAGATATGCTCCTTGGCGAAGATCCTTTGTCACGGTTTTCTACAGCCGTCGATATTGAAATGTATGTCAAGAATACGACATCATTTGACGGAGACCAAGAATTCCTCGGCAAGTTTGGATTAGAATTACGGGATAGCATCACCCTTGTCCTCGCTAAAAAACGTTGGGAGCAAATAACCAACGAACGGCTCATGGATGAAGTTGGTTATAATTACCAACTCCAAACAGCAAATACAGCAGCCTATGGTAATAGCCACAGCATCCTCCTTGAAGCAGGCTCAGCCAATGGATACAGTATTACATCACCGCGCCCCATGGAAGGCGACCTCATCTACTTCCATCCTTCATCGTCCATTTTTGAAATTAAATTCGTTGGAGTCGAAGATCCCTTTTACCCACACGGCAAGAGGCACCTCTATACTTTGAAATGTGAACAATTCCGCTACTCCTCTGAGCAGCTCAGGACTGGTAATACGACAATCGATGCGGCTGAAACTAGCCACTCATTAGACCTCCAGTTATTCCAGTACCTTACCGAAGATGGGGATAACTTACAAGACGAAGAATCAACAAGCTACCTCATCCAAGAATTTAGGATTGAAACCCAAGCTAAAATAGCCAACAACGAATATATTATGAAACACGCGCCAACGTTTTTGTCATTTAGTGAAACGAATCCTTTTGGGCAAGACGATAGGATGTAACGATGCCAGGATTTGGTGCAGAACATTTTTACAACCAGTCGATTAGGAAATATACAGCCGTCTTTGGCAATATGTTTACGGACTTAAAAGTAGTCCGGCTCAATAGTGCTGGCACCGTGCAGCAAACCGTCGCAGTTCCGTTGCATTATATACCACGGGAAGCATGGCTCGTACGGCTTACCATGGATCCCAATATAGACCGCAAAGTCCAAGTCCAATTACCTGGCGCGAGTTTCGAATTAACGAAAATAAGCTATGATCCAACGCGGATCAGACCCGCCCTCTCAAAAGAAGTATCCCAATCCGGAACCGACAAAAATCGGGCCTATTTACAGTATGCTCCAAAAGCATGGGACCTCAACTATTCACTTTATTTTTATGTGAAAAACGCAGACGATGGGGCCCAACTTGTTGAACAAGTCTTGCCGTTTTTCGCTCCAGAATGGACCCATACAGTTAACCTCGTTCCATCTATTGGAACTGCACTCGATATACCCTGTATCCTAAACTCTGTATCTGTGGAAGACACCTATGAAGATGATTTCAAAACACACCGGGCCATTATTTGGACGTTAGAGTTTACGATGAAAGCATACTTCTACGGACCGGTAAAGCATAAGGGTGTTATAAAAATCGCCAAGACAAACCTCTATACTGCCCTCTCTAGTAGCAATCCTGCCAGGGATGCACGGGTTATTGTTCAACCGGGCCAATATGCGAACGGCCAACCCACGACAAATTCTGCGGCTTCTATTAGCAAGAATCTTATTGCTGCGAATACTACATGGGGATTTTGTGTTGACCATTACTTTTTTACCGAGGGAATGCGGTATAATCCAAAAACGGACCAGGATGTCTAAAGTAAATACCCAACTCGCTAAAATTTTTGGGCTTCCGCAAGAAAATGTGGCCACTGTGGCAGCCACAATTTCTCAGGATACCACTGTCCTTAAACCACTTCCTATCCCTGCACCAGTAAGCCCACAGAAAACTGAATTAGAAGAAGATTTTGAAGCAGCACGGGAAAATATCAAGAATATAATGGTAGAGGGAAATATGGCCCTTAAAACCCTTTTATCATTAGCGAACAATTCAGAACATCCCCGTACTTTTGAAGTAGCCGCGGTTATGATTAAAACATTGACAGAAACAAATAAAGATTTACTGGCTTTACGTGAAACAAAAATAAAAATAGAACAAGCTAAAGAAAATTCTACTGCAAAGACAACACATTCAAGCCAACCAGTTGCGATTGATAAAGCAGTTTTTGTTGGTTCAACCGCTGAATTACAAAAATTATTGGTACAACGTGATAATAAGGAGAGGGACACAGAACCAAGTGATCCTGAATTGGATGCGTGACTACTTTTGCTCCGTCCCGGGGTGGAGACAGAATTATATCATAGAAATACAATCCTGTCAAGTGGACTACCGCACGATTCCGGCTAATTCGATACTCCTATGACGACACCATTTTACTTAGGTAACCATTTACTGAAACGTGCAGGGGTAAAAACATCCTTCACAAAGAAGCAGGTTGATGAATACTTAAAATGCGCGAACGATCCGGAGTATTTTATTGAACGGTATGTTAAAATTGTCAATGTTGACCGTGGGCTTATTAAGTTTAAATTATACACATACCAAAAAAAGCTAATTTGGTCGTTTATTAATAACCGCTTTACCATCGCCAAGCTGCCGCGCCAATCTGGCAAATCAGTAACCGTCACTTCCTACATGCTCTGGCTCGTACTATTCAACGACCAACAGAATATTGCAATTTTAGCCAATAAAGGAGCCCTGGCACGCCAACTTTTAGCTAAAATCCAGTTAGCGTATGAAAACTTGCCAAAGTGGATCCAACAAGGCGTGGTGACATGGAATAAAGGCGACATTGAATTAGAAAATGGATCAAAAATCCTGGCAGCCTCGACCACATCATCGGCAATCCGCGGCGGGAGTTTTAACCTCATCCTCCTTGATGAATTTTCATTCATTTCACGGAACATCGCAGAAACTTTCTTTGCATCAGTCTATCCTACTATTTCTTCTGGCGCGACTACGAAAATAATTATTGTATCTACACCGAATGGCCTTAACCACTTCTATAAAATGTGGGAGGATGCTAAACAGGGGCGGAGCCTTTATTATCCCATCGAAATCAATTGGTGGGAAACACCTGGCCGGGATGAAAAATGGAAAGCAGAAACGATCCGCAATACGTCTGAAGAACAATTCAAGTCTGAATTTGAGACGGAATTTATTGGATCTTCAAATACGTTGGTTGCTGGTGCTAAATTACGTGCAATGCCGTTTAAGAATCCAATAAAAATTTCTGCCCTTGGTGTCAAGCTATATGATTTACCTGCTAATGGGCACATTTATACAGCCTGTGTGGATACGGCCCATGGCGTCGGCCTCGATGCATCTGCATTCTCTATCTTTGACGTAACCACGATGCCGTTTGTCCAAGTAGCAGCATACCGCAATACCAACATCAATCCCGCGTCTTATCCAGACGTAATTAGTAAGACATCCCGGTATTATAACAATGCAATCGTTTTAGGTGAATCGAACGATATTGGTTACCAAGTCCTTTTGTCTTGCCAAGATGACCTTGAATTGGATACTATTTTAACGACGGTCCAGACTGCTGCAAGGGGGCAACAATTATCAGGAGGATTCGCAAGGACCTCGCGGCTTGGAGTCCGGATGACATCCGCTGTTAAACGGATAGGGTGTAGTAATTTAAAAGAATTGGTTGAAAAAGACCAGCTAATCGTCCAGGATTTTGATACAATTTCGGAATTAGGATCGTTTGTCAGTAAAGGGCGGTTTTATGAAGCAGAAGAAGGCCAGCGCGATGACCTTGCAATGGGGTTAGTGTTATTTGGCTGGCTTGCACGGCAACCCTACTTTCGGGACTTTACAAACACCAATTACAGGGCCAGGCTTGCGGCTGAGCGGCTGGCTGCCATCGAGGAGGACCTGATCCCATTAGGATATGACGATGGGCGAAGTGATTTCAACGATCCTATTGGCCCACTTGGTGACGAAATTAGTAATCCGGACGACATTGCCCGCATGGTGATGCGGCTTTAAGCTGTTTTTATAAATAAGGTTGATCTCGTTGCCGGAATTCGGCACCGGGTTTTCTGACAAAGGTTAGGAGGACATTCAATGGGATTCCAAGTCTCGCCAGGCGTAAACGTCAGTGAAATTGACCTGACTTCAGGCGTACCAGCTGTTAGCACAACTGAATGCGGTATCGCAGCCCACTTGTCATGGGGTCCGGTAATGAAACGGATCCTCACAGCCGATAAAGATATCTTGGCAGAACAATTTGGGATTCCAAATGCAAACACCTATGCTGATTTCTTTCCGGCTTCAAACTTCCTTGACTATGGTAACAGCTTGCATGTTGTCCGCGTAATCCGTTCTAGCAATGTTGCAACACTTTCCACCGATACCGTTGCAGGAAGGAATGCAACAACAAACAGCGCCAATACCAAGAATACCATTATCAAGAATTCAGACGATTATGAACTTAACTATTCCTCTGGCATTTCTAACATCGGACGGTGGGTAGCCAAATATCCCGGTGCCTTGGGCAATAGCTTACGGATTTCTATATGCCCAACAGCGAATGCCTGGCAATCGACCTTGTCTGGCACCCTTTCGTTCACAAACAACTCAGTTACAGTTACGGGTTCTGGTACAGCATTTAGTACCCAACTAACAGTTGGGGACATCCTTGTTTGTGGTCCTGACAGGCTCTTGTTAAAAGTTGCTGCGATTGGAAGCGCAACGTCACTAACCCTGCAATCCAAATATATTGGCAATACAGTGACGGGATTGACAA